CGTTCCTTCTCGTACCTATTCTCTTCCCGCAGGTTTTCAACTGCACGGCCCTTTTCTATTCCGAGCGCTTTGTACAAGTTCAGGTTGTGTCTCATGCTCAGCCCTGGTTTTATATTTGACCGTAGGTTTTGGAGTTTTCTCTGAGCAACAAGAGGATCTTTATTTTGGCCGGCGTTTCGAATCTCTTCTAAAATTCTCACCTTGACAAGGTCTCGTGCCTTTGAGTTGACAGGGTACTTTTTGAGCAGCTCGCCCAACTTTTTGCTTCTAAATGTCGAACTCATCTTTGAAAAGTTTGAAGAGTACAGATATCTCGACAAGCTGTTTGCGTTAAAGTTACCTACAGAGTTGTTCATGCCACCCTCCTCGAACAACTTTTGGTATAGTTGGAGCAGTTCTTTGAGTGCGTCAATTTCCTCTTGGGCGGCGCTCTTTGCGTCCTGTCTTCGCTGAGCAAGGTTGCTTGCCTTGTCCCGGGCAGCCTTGAGGTACGCAGCAGCAGTCTCATTCGCCTTTTGGGCCAAGTTCTTTATTTTTGTCACAAGCTCTGCTATTCTGTTTTTAGAGTCTTGAGTGACAGTTGGACTTTGTGCAGTATGACCTTCCTGTGATACAAGCGTGTTTCCTCGCATGAACACCCGAATAATTTTACCGCCCTTGTCGATAAAGTACCCACGAGTCTTGTTCCACTGAACAGGCACTCCGTCTATAAACTGAGGCAGGAGTGTCGTTGCGTTCAACACGAAAATACCAAGTGTTGGAAACTTTGGCCGTCCATGTAAGAGTCGGGTAAAGAACCCAAAAAACCCACGGCGCCCTTCTGCGTTTTTCAGGGGGGTTATTGTGTTTGGTGTTATCACTGACTGCACGATACCGATAATGGCATCGGCAGTTTTATTCACAGGAGCACCCATGATCGCCCTTTCAACATTCTTGGGTGGAATTTGACTTTTTATAATTGCAATGATGGCGTTTGACAAGTTTTTGTTCAGATATTGGGGTGCCAAGTTTCCTATATTTTTCTTTTGCTTTTTCGAGTACTCTTCTTTTATAAAGTCAAACCGCATGCGGTTTCCAACGGTTGGTCTCGGGACCAACTTCCACCCACGGAACACGCTTTGGTTGGACCCGTTTGTCTGAAGTTTGAATACAGGGCTTGTAGGTGTTCCGAAAACACACCCAACTTTTCTGTTTGCAAAGTAAGCATCACCTATTGAGTCTACGGGACAAGCTCCACCCTTATTTTTAGACACTGATGGAACCAACATAGATGCAAGTAAATCAAGTATTTTTTGAATTGTCGCACTGTTCCGGTTCGCTTCGGTCAACACAGTGACTGCAGATTCGGCAAGAGGTTTATTAACTGTAACACCCCGTTTTATCATTTCAAGTATTGTTTGGGCAAGTTGTTCAGCCTCGGTCTGAGAGGCGATTTGGGCCGCTTTCTCATTTTCAGCTTCGGTCAGAGCCGCATGAAGTAACAGGGAATTGAGACGCTTCGGGGGCGAGGCTTGCCTCAAAAGAGACTCTCGCCGACTTGACATACTACTATTTGCCCAAGACAAAAATTCGTGTAATGTCAAAGTTTGACCTGTCGTATCACCATAGTAGGAAACAAGAGCCATGTCTCTCAAGACTCGTCTGATTTCACCGTATCAACATGAGGGTGTCAAGTGGATGACCTCCCGGGAGACTGCACCGGACTATCCAGGTGGTTTTTTGTGTGACGAAATGGGTCTGGGAAAGACGGTCCAAATTATTGCCACAATGATTGTGAACCCTCGGCCCCGTACACTCATCGTGGTGCCCAAGTCAATTGTGGGCCAGTGGGTGTCCGAAATTCACAAGTTTGCTCCGCACCTCACCGTGGACACATTTAACGGAACAAACCGCAAAGTCCCAGACAAGCTGCCAGATATTATGGTGGCGCCATATTCAGTCCTCCCTCGGGGTGACCCGTGCCCGCTTGTGCGTATCAAGTGGGATCGTGTTATCCTTGATGAGGGCCACGAGATCCGCAACCCAAAGAGCAAGACATTTGTGCTGGCCAAGATACTCATGGCTGACATTCGCTGGGTTTTGACAGGCACTCCGGTCTTTAACTCCATGCGTGATTTCGTGACCCTGTGCTCATTCCTGGGTATTCCCCGTGAGTATGTGCAAGGCTATACGGATGATGTCCGGCACCGGTATGTCCTCAGACGCACAAAGGTAGACTTGGCCCAGCACAACAAGCGGCTGGAGTTGCCCAAGTGCGACTTTGAGAATATCGAGCTCGAGATGTATCCGGAGGAGAGGCAGCTTTACGCAAGTGTCTTTGGCTTTGGCCAAGATGTTGTCCGCTCCATTTCCAAGATGACAAATGTGAACCACCGTCAGATGGAACTCCTCGAGGCACTTTTGCGTGTCCGCCAGGTGCTTTGCTGGCCACAGCTTTACCTGGACGGGATGGCCCGCAAGGAGGAGACCGAGCCAGAGCTCTGGGAGGGCAGGTCCAAGAAAATGGACACTCTCATTGACCTCATCAAAAGCCACCCGGATGAAAAGACACTTGTGTTCTGCTCTTTTACCGGCGAGATGGATGAGATCCAGTCCAGGCTTATGGAGCTCGAGGTGCCAGTTTTCCGCATCGACGGGTCGGTGACTGGTGACGCAAGAGACGAGCGAGTGGCCAAGTTTAAGGCGGGTCCGAGCAGGTCGGTATTCATCATCCAGATAAAGGCTGGCGGTGTCGGCCTTAACTTGCAGGAGGCAACAAGGGTCTACATCACGAGTCCGAGCTGGAACCCGGCAACCGAGCTCCAGGCTATTGGCCGGGCGCACCGCACGGGGCAGACGCAGGTGGTGACAGTGCGGCGCCTGGTCTATGCAGGCTACGAGAATCTGCCCAGCGTGGAAATGAGCATCATGCAGCTCCAAGATGCCAAGGCAAAAATCTGCGCAGAGATCCTGAACGACCCGAGACTCGAGACGGTGGTCCCGAATATCCCCAAGACCAAGATCAACATCCTTGCTCTACGCAAAATCTTTGCAGTGTAATAGGAATGAACTCGGTTAAAAAGCTTAGTTTGAATATCGCCCGTCAGTCTGCGAAAAACCGTCGTCTCTCAAAAAAGCGACTCATGGCCCTCATGAATCAAATTGCAGTTGCCGCCATGTACAATGCCCTACCAGCCCATCTCCGCTCACCCAAAAAAAATAAAAGTAGTAAGTAAATGACTATCGGTTCCCGTGCCCAGGTGTACCACGGCAATGCTGACCGTACAGCCGGAGGTCTGACCAAGAAGGACCTGAAGAAGGACCGCTCGACCGGCGAGATTGTGTCCAAGGCCAAGTCCAAGGGTGAGAAGAAGAACCCATGGATAAAGGCTGTGGAAAAGGCCAAGAAGGAGCTGGGCATCAAGGGCTTTGCCCTGGTCCAGGGCCCTCTGCTCACCCGTGCCCGTGAAATTTATGGCAAGTAAATAATAATGAATGCCAATCAACTACTGCGCCTTTTACTGAACAAAAAGAATAACAAAGTTACCAAGACGAAAAAATTAAATAGGAACAAGCGATGGGTCTTTGAGAACAACAGAGGGTACCTGTTTGTCTACAACTCAAGTAATAAAAAGGTGCCTATTCGGTCAAGGAATGTTGCCTATAGAAACAACGGAAAGCGTATTGTTTCGATAGGAAACTACAATCCAGTTTCGTACCACTCCTCAGGTGGGTACAGATCAACTCGCACCCGAAGACGGAGACTATATTAGTCTAAAAATGCACATACTCCCTTTTGAATGGGAACTTCGGGCTCAGGCTCGGGTTCCGGTTCACCTCCTCCATAGTGTTTAATCTGATAGACCCGAACAGTTAAACCCCATGAACCCTTGAAAAAGTAGTTTGATTCGATATCTATTAAACAAGAAACATCTTGCCCTTTAAAAAGTCCTTCTTGGATTTCAGGCTCGATTTGTCTTGATTTCTCATCAAACACATAAGTTGCATCGTCAATCTTCATGCGTAAAATACCATTCTTCATATTTGAATTAAACGGCTCTTGCGGACAGATGAGTGTCTCGAGATCCTTCCACCACTTTGTAAAATTAGGATCTGTAATTTCAACTTGCATGGACTTGTAGGCGCTCACCCCCCATGTGCACCGTCCCCGAGGCACTTGGAACCGTAGAGGTCCCTTTCCTAATCGGTACTTGTATCGACCATCATCCTTCCCAAAAGGCAAAGAATCAATGTCTGATGTGTCAATTTCGTACCAGAATACCATAGACTTAAAAACACTTATTTTTTTAAGCTAACATAATTCGTTTGGTTGTTATGTAAGTTTCATCAGACACACTTGAACAAAACGACCCGCACGGTGCTATAACCTCTACAGTGTGTTCTTCACCCTCTTCGTTGAAAAGTGTAAATTGGCTGTAAAAATCAATCGTGACAGGTCTTCGAATAATGTGAAACCCCCCTTTTTGAAATATATGTAGGCTTTTCGTCCAGATGTTGTACATGAAACCGTCATGACGATGCAAGCGAACCCACAAGTATCTCCCAATGTCTGCATCCAGTTTTTTTGGCTTCATACGCAGAGCAATTCGTGTATCAATTGGAAGATCCGCCATGTACAGAATCTTCCAAATGATATCATTTGGGAGCTGTTCCCACATATATTATACAAATTTAACTTTTTTAAATATATCAATTTGATTGTAACATTTGCTCGGGCCCATTGTAACATCTTCAGAGTACATTGTCATATCGTACCCGTCCTCATCGATGTTGAATATATGGTAATTTGGAGAGACAAACATGTCAAAGGTTATGCCTTCACGGACAACATAGTACGGGTATTGTGGTTGGACAAAGTACCCATCGTTTGTTTCACACATTCCCGAAAAGTCAAAGAGTTTTTGTTTTTCAGACAGGTACACATATTCTGATTTTAATTCAAAATTACTCGGAACATGTAGTTTTCGAGGAGGAATTCCAAAGTGTAACCGAGTGTCTATGTCATCCATAAAGTTGAGTATGTGCCTTACCAAGTCGTATGGAAGATTTGTCCATACTTTGTCCATAATGTTACTATGAACGGCAGTTTTTATATGGTGCACAACTCGCACGCATTGTAAACCCTTTTATAGTTTTCAAAAGACATGACATCTTGTTAAACTTTCGGGGAAGTTGAAAGACTTTTTTGTTTGACTTGCGTACACACACCTTGTTCTTTGGTCCAGATTTGCAACAGTTTTTCATTTTAATTTTTACAACATATTATTACGCCGTCTGTTAGTAGTGTACTGACCATTTGGTGCTCTGTTTACTGGGGTACCGCTTCCGGTGGCTTTTGCTCCGGTGATGTTATTTTTGTACACAGGTGCACCACCCACAGTATTTGATTTCGTCTTGGACCACCACCATTTACCAGCTGGTTTTGTACTATTGTTCAAATACTTTTGGTTAAATTTTATGGCATTTTTAGGAACATTATGAGTGTTTCCACTGTTATTGTACCTGAAAAACCCACCAAATGGTCCCTTGAAGACTTTTATATAGTGCCCACCACCATAATGAGCAGTTCCGACCACTTTACCACCCTTTATGTTTTCATGCATTCTTATAAATCGAATTTTATTCTGAAGTGTCCTTGGTCCTCCTCGTGATGTATAACTGCTCGGCCCGCTCCGAGACTTGGTGTGCGTTGGTATCATCATCATTTTGTATATACCCAGATTTTTTTACGCACTACACATCAGACATCCCTCTGGGTTGTCGAGGCGGCATGCGTTGATTTGCTCCTCGGTGGGATTTTGCGAGGACAGTGGAACCTGTGGTCCCACTGGGACTGTGACTTGGATAGGTTTCGCCTTTGGACGAGTCCGCAGGTAGTACATGCCCGTCTTGAGTCCCTTTTTCCATCCATAAAAGTGCATGCTCGTCAGCTTTGCCAAGCTTGGGTCCTCCATGAAGATGTTCAGAGACTGTGATTGGTCAATGTATGGTCCACGGTCAGCCGCCATATCAATGATAGACTTTTGAGGAATTTCCCATACCGTCCGATAAATCGCCTTGATATCATCTGGAATACCTTGAATATTTTGAATAGAACCTCCGTTTCGAATAATCTCAGTCTTCATCTCTGGTGACCACATGTTTAACTTTTGAAGGTCTCGAATGAGGTGCTTGTTCACAACAACAAACTCACCTGCTAGGGTTCGGCGTAGGTAGATGTTTGTGGTATAGGGCTCGAAGCACTCATTATTGCCCATAATCTGTGAAGTTGAGGCGGTTGGCATGGGTGCGATGAGCAAAGAGTTCCGAAGGCCGTACTCTTTGATATGTTTTTCGAGCCCAAAATCAAAGTATGGCTTAACGCCCCACATATCAAACTGAAGGATGCCTTCGGATGCGGGTGAACCCCGGAAGGTTTCATAGGCACCTTCATCCTTGGCAATCCAACACGACTCTGCGAGTGCGGCAAAGTAGATGTGTGTAAAGATGTTTTTATTCAATTGACAAGCGAATGGCGAATCAAATGGTATACCCATCATCATAAACACATCAGCAAGACCTTGAACGCCGATGCCAATGGGGCGGTGACGCATATTACTGAGTTCAGCGGGGCGTGTCGGGTAATAATTCTTGTCAATGATACGATTGAGGTTACGGGTCACGACACGAGTCACCTCATCAAGCTTGTCATAGTCAAATGTGTATGGATGAGTTCCATCAGGTGCAGTCATGCGTACATTCTCTTTGAGGAATGTCGGGAGGCAGATGCTCGCCAAATTACATACAGCCGTCTCGTTTTCTCCAGAAACCTCCATAATTTCGGTGCAAAGATTCGAAGACTTGATGGTTCCAATATTCTTCTGGTTGGACTTAGTATTGACCGAGTCCTTGTAACACATGTACGGCGTACCCGTCTCAACCTGCGACTTGAGAATCTTGTCCCAGACCTCACGGGCTCGAACCTTGCGCTTGTACCGGCCTTGAGCCACATAGGTCCTGTACATTTCATTAAACTCTTCGCCGTATACATTCTGGAGCTTTGGAGACTCATTTGGACACATGAGGTACCAGTCACCATCCTCCTCAACCTTTTGCATGAATAGGTCAGGAACCCACAGTGCCGTGAACAGATCACGACACCGAGCCTCCTCGTCACCCTGGTTCAGACGCAGGTCGAGAAACTCCATAATATCAGCATGCCATGGCTCGAGGTACACGGCAAATGACCCCTTGCGCTTCCCACCACCCTGGTTGACATACCGGGCCGTATTATTAAATACTCGAAGCATTGGAATAATTCCATCCGAGACACCATTTGTACCCTGAATTTTAGTCCCATTTGCACGGACATTACTTATGTGAAGGCCGATACCGCCAGACCACTTTGAAATTTGAGCACACTCTTTGAGTGTGTCATAAATTCCATCAATTGAGTCATCCTTTGTTGCCACAAGAAAGCAACTCGACATTTGTGGTCTGTTTGTGCCTGCATTGAACAGTGTAGGTGTTGCATGTGTAAAGTACTTTTGAGACATGAGGTTATATGTCTCTCGAACTCGTCGCAAATCTTCTCCGTGAATACCAAGTGCGACCCGCATAAACATGTACTGGGGCGTTTCTCCAGGAAGCAAGTACCCTCTTTGAAGTGTCTTAATTCCAAAGTACCCAAAGTCATAATCTCTCTTTTGAACAATCCATGAATCCATTTCAAGTTTTACATTTTTAATAAACTCTTCAGATACCAAATTCTTATTGTATAGAGCGACTGCACAGTCACTGAATGTCTTTGGACAATTCTTTTGAAGGTTTGAAACTGTAATGCGCATAGCCAAAGTTTCGTAATCGGGATGTTCGGTAATCATACTAATAGAAACTTCGGCACTGAGGGTATCAATTTCGGCAGTCGATATTCCGTCGTACATTGATGAAAAAACTTTTTGGGCCACCTTGTCTGGTTGAACATGAAGAACTTCAAACTCGGGAGCCATATTGAGTTTTCGAATTCGACTTGTGACTTTATCAAATAACATTTCCACATCTTCACCTGACCGCTTGATGACCCTCATTTAGAATTACATGCTTGATTTTTTTATATGCCCATTTCAATGGACAATAAGCCTTTGCGCCTCAGTACGCCAACGCCATTGGGTGACGCATTCTTTTCTGATTTCAACCGTGAGGGCATTCATGCATCTATCGTTTCTACAATAAAGTCTAAGGTTGGTGTCGACATTGCCCGGCAGAATGACACCGACCTCCAAACTCTGATGCGAGTCGTGTACACGGACCTGGTCAGAGACCCATACACAAATGTCCGTCAGCAAGTCTCCGCCATGAACTCCGAGACTGTCAAGCGTGCCATTGGAACAATTTCGACCGGTGTTCTTCAGCAAGCCGTGTACCTGCGAGACATTAGCTCAAACCCAGTCCCTATGGCTGCACCTGTAAGCACGAGCACATACGGAAACAAAATTCCCTCAAATTTTAAATTTGGCATATATTAGATGGCTGAACTGTCACAGGTTCTCCTCATTTGTATGGTTTCGTGTGTCGCTCAATGTATATGTTACTCCATTGGGGCTGTGAGTGCCACTCCATGCCCAAATGAAGGGTGCAAGACTGGAATTACGAGTGCATTCGGGTGCATCAACTGTATCATCTGTCTCGTGGCTATTTATTTTATGTTCAAGTAGTAGATATGCGTGCGCTTGACGATATCATCATAGGTTTTTTCATTTTCTTTGCGATCGAAAGAGGTATCCGTTTATTCAGTAATGCTGTTATTGAACCGTGGGCCCAAAAACGCACCGAAAATGAAAATGTAGTTGAAAACTGGAAGATTGGAACAGAATTGGTGTGTCTGTTACTCGTCACCTTCATCACTATTCGATACAGAAAGGTTCTTCAGGGGTTGGACACCAGATAGAGAGCCAAGTCATATAAATAATAATGAATAAATATCGTGATGAAACTGCGACCATGTGTAAAAAGAAAGGGTGGGACAAGGCACATGTGAGCGTTGTGTGGATGTTACTCAATGAAGAAATGGGCGAACTTGCATCAAGTATACGCCAGAACCAGCGCATTTACCGAAAGACTGGACTCAAGAAAGACAAGGGTCAGGATATATCAACAGAGATGGGTGATGTATTCAGTTACTTGTTTCAGTTGGCACACATGTTGAATATTGACCTCGACGAAATGTGGGAACAACACAGGCAAAAGATTAAAACAAAGGTGTACAAAGAAAATATAAGTACTTAATAATAGGATGGCATCGACATTGATGATTGATGATCGTCTCCAAATAGATAAGTTTAACCCGACAACATGGACGGGAGATTTTGGAATTAACAAAGACGGATTCCCAAATACCCTCTGGATAGATGGTTCCTATGTCACAGGAATCAATGAAACACCAATGGAAACCAACGAGTCTTTTGTTATGAACAGCACAGACTTGGCCGGGAACACTTACTTAAAGACCGCTGCACCAAGCGTCGCACCTTACAAGTACTTCCCAGCACGCAAGTTTGAGTACTCGGACGGGCGCATCACATGGCGCCGACCCCAGCTCCCATGGTGCTGGGAGACTGGACCTCAGGAATCAGGACCTTCAAAAGAAATAAGTTCTGTTATAATATTTCTTCTGGTCATCGTGATACTCGTGTACCTATTTGGTCGCATGAAAAAGTAAGTTAAATTTTGACCATTTTTGGAGCTTCAACCTTTGGAAGCTTTTTCATCAACTCTTCTCGTGCAGCAAGTATGCGTGTTTTCAACATGGGGCACGAATGCGCCTCAGATTGAATACATCCTGCGCAACACTGAAGTTTGCAGTCTTTGCAAGTGAGAAACTTGTTTCGGTGCTTGCACCCAGGAACCTTCCCGGTCTCCATCTTCCCTAATATCACAAAAGATTTCTTCTCTAACCCGTGGAAACTGAGCATCCTCATCTTGAACCTCACAGAGTCCGTGAAGACGCCCGTAAAGTATACGATCCCATGCCCGTCTCATCAAAGGTAAATTTTTCTCGAACCAGTCTCGATCTCTTTTTACCCGAACAACAACAAACTCCTCTGGAGGCCCTGGTCGAAATTGAACAAAGTCGCACTCTTCGAGGTCAGTAATTTCCAGTTGGAGTTGAACTTGGGGCCAATAGTGTTTTGGAATTTTTGCCTCAATCTTTCGAGTCAAAGGACACTTGATTTCAACCAAAAGACCATCCTCCGTGATGCCATCCGGTGAAGCCCCGAGCCACGGATACTCTCGGTGTTGAACAAGACCAATTTCGTGCGTTTTTCGACCCGTCCTTTCATCGTACAAGTCACGGACGAGAGGCTCTAACAGTGTCCCATGGGCAGTTGCTGCATTCCCTTGCCACTTTGTTTTGAGCACCTTTTTCTTGACAAATGCATCAATACTTTCATAATGATTTTCACCAATTGCACTTGCAATATCACTCGCAGTAATCATATTCTCACGCAAATCTAACCATTCCTGAGATCTTTGTTCTGCGTATTCAGCTGCAAGTAGCTCCTTGACCCGTTGTAGAATCCGGTCGTCCATTCACTGGTATTTTCTTATTTTTAAAACGAGGATCAGTCTTAAGTACTATTTCGGCTGCATTTTGTTCAGCTTGTTTCTTCGTTGTTGCAAACCCAGAACCGCAATCCATTCCGTCAACAACAACCGTGATGAAAAACTGCCCATTTGTCTGACCACACAGACGATACTCGGGCAAAGGATACTTGAGCGCCTGGCACCATCGCATCAACTGATCCTTGTAATTGTCATCGTCGAGCGACACCTGCACCTTTGAAAATGCATCCAGAACAAAACGCTTTGCATGAATCATTCCCAAGTCAATGTAAATTGCACCAACAAGCGCCTCAAAAACATCCTCCATAATGTGCTCATTTGTGTTCCACTCATTTCGCTCACCCTTTTCATCCATCAAAATCATCTTGTCGAGCTCAAGAACCTTGGAAATTTCACAAAGGGTTTTCCCCCGAACCATCTTTGTTCGAGCCTTTGTCAAAAACCCCTCCTGTTCCTTTTCGTACATATCAAAGAGATGTTTTGTGACAATAAACCCTAGGACGGAATCTCCCATAAATTCAAGAGTTTCATACGAATATTTCAAGTCAGTGTACCGCTTCAACGCGCTTTTGTGAGTGAAAGCCCGTTGATACAGTTCGACATTTTTGATTTTTGTTCCGACCAGAGAATTCAGCTTTTCACGTGAAAGCTCAGGTGGGTTCATTTATGTTATATTACACACAAAGTTTAGTTTTAAGTCTGTTTCGTTTAGGCAGTTGCGGCTGGCTTCGCCACCTTTGGGCGAATCTTCTTCTCCTTTGGGGCCTCGGTGGTTGCCTCGGCAGGAGCTGCGGGAGCTGCAGCCGCCTTGGGAGCACGAGGCTTCTTCTCAGTTGCAGGCTTCTCCTCCTTAATGTAGTGCTTGCTCAGGTAGTGCTGCAGGTTCAGGAAAGTCAGCTGGACACCCTCGGGCACCTCCAGCAGGCTCTTCAACTTGTCGTCCATGTTAATCTTCTGACCATTCTTCAGCTTCTGGGCCTCGAAGTACTTGTTCATGTGGTTAGACACCTGGGAACGAGAGATCAGAGTACCCTCGGGCAGCTCCAGGAAAGTGCGCAGAGCCTCTGTGATCTTCTGGGGCTTGTTGAAGCCATTGTTCTTGGTGCGAGCCTCCTGCTTCTCACCGGTGGGGTCCTCAATAAACTGACGAATCTTGCGAACCTCCTTGCGAACAGCCTTCAACTCCTTCATCAGCTCATCGAGAGTCACGGGAACATCGGTAGCGGTGGCCATTCTGATTAGCCTACAGGCTTAGCCTTTAAGTGCGAGTATGGCGAGCAACACGATGACCAAAAACATGAATCCTACCAAAAAGATTTGCCAGACCTTCTGATCTGGTGCTTTTGGGTTTGAAAAGTCAGCAGCCCCTGGAATACTTGATGGTTCATCACTTTGAGGCAAATTTACATTGAAACCAGGAGGAAGTGCACCTCCTCCAGATGGACGAAAATCTTCACTAAAAATGGGCATGACACCTACATTGTGGCACTGTGGAACACAGCACCCAAGATCGCATGGATACACAAGTCCGTTCTGTTTGTTAATGTACCCGCAAATGCTCGCCGTCACATCAAGAGGATCTGTTAAACACATACATCCAGAATTTATATATTCAGCACTGCACTGTGCGCTCATCTTATATTAAAGAATATTTTTGTTGATAGTACAATGGAGTACGGAAATCCCCAGAAGCTTCCAGACGGTCGTTATTTCCTGAAGATTCAGGGTGCTCGTCACCAGGTCAACGGAGCCACTCTTCTGGACTCTTTGACCAGCAAGTCTGTAAATTTCAAGGTGGAAGATTCTAATTTGTTTGCTACTATTGACTCTCAACTGCTTGCTCAGGCAAAGGAGTCACGAGTTGAGTGGTTTGGCAAGGAGCTCAGTGATGAGACAATTACAAACGCCTTTCAGGAGAGCGTCACAGACGGGACTCTTGGGGCGTCCCTGGCGACTGTAAAGGGTCAGGTGGTGACAACTGCGTATGACACAAAGAAGAACCCACTTGAGCTCGAGTCTGTTCCAGTCAACAGCAAGTGCGATCTTCTGGTTGAGTTGTCTGGTCTCTGGTTCCTCAAAAAGTCATTCGGTCCAATTTGGCGCATCGTGCAGGTGCGTGTCCGGAACTCCCCAACCTCAGCACCCTACTCCAAGGAGTACCTGTTCACGGACGAGCCCGAGGAGGAGGATGACCCAGCCGATTATCTGGACTAAGTCCCAGCCAAAAAAATATAATCAACTTATAATAAATGAATCGCAAGGGACTGGCAATCTTAGTTCTGGCGGCAGTGATTCTTCTGGTCCTGTTTGCCCCCGCCCGCGCATCTTTTGGTACAGGGTCAGCACCTTCCGCAGTTCAGGGTTCTAA